AGTCTTGCGCCTCTTTGAAAATTCCTTTCCCTATGGTGTTTGCTATCGTAGCTCCATAACGCCCCTGCATGGACTCGGTGGTATCCATGTAGCGGATGTGGTTCCCCATGAAGTCCCCGTCTAGGTGAGTCATCTTGAGGTTATGGAACTCTCCCATACCGTGCTCTACAAATCTATTTGAGCGGTTAGTTACCTTCAAGAACTCTTTAGACATCTGCCCGTACCTAGAGTAGTCAGGGTTCCACTTCTTAAAGAAACTCCAAAAGGCCTTAGTATGAATATACCTCCTCGAGACTTTACGGCTCAAGAACAAACGATTGGAAAAGTATTGTCGGATTTAGGGTTGAGGTATGAAGAACAATATTCAGTTGGGCCATACTTGTGTGACTTCTACATACCAGACATTAATATGGTAATAGAAGCAGATGGGTTATATGGACACTTTAAAAAACGTGATCTACAGAGAGATGACTTTCTTATGTCTAATCAGATAGAGTATGTGCTCCATGTTATAGAAACTTCATATCAAAAAATAAAGGAGGAGATATGGCGGGCTTTGATGAACTTTTAAATGTTCCACGACGAAAACGGAGAGCTCCAGTAACTTTAGATGATTGGTTAATGAAATCATTAGATGATAGCCTTTCAGAAGAAGGAAGACCTCCGCGCAAGGGGGTTTTTTATCCTACAGCCTTAGGGTCCCGCTGTGATAGATACTTATATAACTGCTTTCATGGATTAGTGAAGTCTGAAGTTATTTCGGGTAATACTCAACGAATCTTCGATAATGGAAATTTCTTAGGGGACCGGTACGAGACATATTTTAAGAAAATGAGATGTTTGTTAGCCGTTGAGTCACCATTGACTTCAACGAATCCTCCTATAAGTGGGAGATTGGACTTTCTTATCCAACATCCGGAGTATGGCCCTACGATAGTGGAATTAAAATCAATTAATGATAATGGGTTTGAGAAGTTGACAAGACCTAAACCAGAACACTTTATCCAACTTCAAATTTATTTGGCAATAGCTAAAAGAGATCATGGTATCGTTTTATATGAGAATAAGAATACGCAAAATGTAAAAGCTTTTTTTATACCGCGCTCGGAAGAAGAGTGGGAAGAAATTGTAGAACGCTGTCAATTTATTATGGGCTTAGATGAACAGCCACTGGCATGTGGGGGATACATATTTTGTGCATGCAGAAGGGAGTGGGGCAATGACAACCTCTAAACAAATAATTGATGACACACAGGTCTATATGGATCGCTTGGCCATTAAAGGTTTAGATGATACTGTAACACAAGACTATCCGAATCTGGATTTTACAAAATTACATCTTGTCTCTAATGATGGGCTACAAGAATATATTGTTATGTACGGTGGATATAGGGCTTACCTCGAGGTAGAATTATCTGACGTCCAATCACAGCTTAAAGTGCTCGAAGGTCACTTCCAAGAACTATATAACATATACATCTTCAAATTAGCAAATCAACGCGAGACAGAAGGCTTAAAAAAACTTACTAGAGAAGAAATACGGGGGGCCTGCATGTCACAATCAACTGAACTTAATTCCTTAAGAAAAGAAATTTTGGGGGAAGAAGCTAAATCTACCAGACTAGGGGGGTTATTAAATGCTTATAAGGCTGCTTATGATGCAGTTTCTAGAATTGTGACTCTTCGGAACCTAGGGGGCTAAAATGGATTGGTCAGAAGCATTAGATTCCTGTAACAGGGTAGGGATAGCCTCTTCCGCATTGAGGTTTGGTATACTCCAAAAAGATACTGATATACTATTAAAAACTATATGGGCCATGCAGATTGAGCTGGATGTCTTGAGTGAGTGGTTAGACGATGAAAGGATTAGAAGAGAAATCACAGAGTGATTGGGTTTTTATTAAAAGACTTCCTAAAAATCTATATATGGGAATAGACTGTTCCTCTAAGGCGATTCACGCTGTTCTCATTGATGCAAAAGAGAATGTTGTTGGGTATGGAAAATGGGGCTCAAACTCAAAACAGTTCTCGGACCGACACATAGAAATAGCTCGGAAATTTACGAATGATCTGAGTAGAATACAAGATAAGACCATACACGTTGCCATAGAAGCAGCAATCTACATACAGAACGCTGCTTCGACTATTGCTATTGCTAGTGTTGTAGCCACTGCTAGAGTATTATTAGATCAGCAAAATATTGATAGTAGCTTGTGTGATAATAGACACTGGAAAAAATTGGTTCTAGGTAAAGGTAATTCCAACAAGCAACATATACGAGAGTATACAATGGCTAAATTTGGTGACATATTTTCCGAACAGGATTGGTGCGACGCATCATGTTTAGCGATATATATTTTAAGAGAAGGATAGGTACACTATATGAAAAAAATGTCAGAGGGACGAATTAGGCAGGCTTTTATTTCACCAAGGGAAGATCCAGTCGAATATGACGATAAATTTCCAAAAGACTTACCAACGCTTGAAGACGTTAAAGCTAAACATGGTGTAGTTGTTTGGTGTAAGTACGAAGCATGTCAACACAACCAACGCATTAAAGATTTGCAGAGAACAAGTGGGAGTTTATTGAAGAATAAGACATATAAACCGATAAGCGAGAGAGAACATACATGGAGAAATATATGTACTCGCAACGAGATAGCTTTGACCTATAACGAGCTCGTCGTCAAAGATGGGCAAAAACGCAAAGTGCCAGCGTGTTTTGTAAGTAGTATTAAAGGTGTCACCGGTCATATGGACTTTTCGTCTTTGTTGCAAAGTGATGGAAGCCCCTTTGGTGGTTTAGTGGGATCACAACATGAGTCAGACGCTGGATATGGTGTAATGGATAGGTTAGGTTAATAAATGCCTAAACGACTGCCAGAAAAAGTCAAAGCAGAAGCTATGTCGTTATTTCTTGAAGGGGTGGCGGCTAAAGATATTGCGGAAACCGTTTCATCTAATCATAAAGTTGTAGTAAAACCATCGACGATTTATGCGTGGTCAAAACAATATAACTGGAAAGAGACACAACAAATCTCACGGGCAACAGCTGTAGAAAAAGCTGCTGAAAGTGAGACTGAACGGTTCCAAAGGATTCAACAAGAACATCTCGACATGTATGGGGCACTCCGAACCAAGGCCTCTACGGAACTTCATGTAAATACGTTTGACCGAGCCTCTGATGCCGCTAAAGCTTTGGATTTAGGTATAAAGGGGGAACGGCAAGTTATGGAAGGCTTTATTAATCTGAACTTTATATCAGAGGTGATGGCTATACTGGTAGACGAAATAAAAGACGGAGACACCCTAACACGTATTGCCGTAAAACTGAAAGCATTGGTTGCAAGTAATGACGAATAAAGATACGACTACATTCCAAGACGCCTTTAATAAGTTAGCTGATGGGTTGGTAAGCCATAATGCTATTAGGGTAGGAAGTTTTTGGGAATTTTTAAGAGATATATGGAGTAAGTCGTTTGACAAGCCAGATTTATTCAAGGCGTGGCATGTGGGTCAGGTGGCCGAAGATGTCGAATATTGTCTTGAGGAAGGATTAAACTACGTGGCTATTCTCCCACGGTTTCATTTTTAATCTACAATCTTAGGGCACGCCTTCAGTGTGTGGAGACTGTTGAGATCAACACGAGATTCCAGCATATTGTATTTGAGCTATTCTGATACAATGAGTCGATACCACATCAGCGAAATCAATAAAACCATTAACCGTAACCCTATTTTATCGGAGTGGATGGTAAACCGGAGTCCAACAGCTGACTTTTCGTTTCGTTATTTTATTAACGGTCACCCATGTGAAATTCTTCATGGTGGACTGTTCTCCTTTAAACGAGGGCTTCACACAAATGGGTTAATAGCAGATGACGTATTAAGGGACCCTGCTAATCCGTTAGCAATGGGTGAACTTGATAAAATTACAGATCAGTTTTTAACAGAGTCTATGTACATACCTCTGAAAGGCGAACCTGTAATAGTTTTAGGGACCCCAATGCTTCCCGGGGACCTGTTAGACAAATTGAAAGATGATGAGCGCTTTTTTGTAAGGTCTCTTCCTGCATTAGACCCTATGCCTGATCGTAGAGTACTACTTCCAGAAATGTATTCCGAAGAATGGTTGTTACAACAACAGAAGGCACGGCCAAAATCATTCGCTTCAGAGTTTTTACTTGTACCACATCTAAGCACTGAATCTTATTTTGACTCTGAAGAAATTGCACCTTGTCAAGATGAAGACCTAGTTAACTATGACCCAGCAAAAGAGTATGATGGACCATCGGGTGAAGTTTATGGTGGATTTGATGTGGGGAAACGAAGACATCCGTCTCACGTAGTTCTTTTTCAACGGAGAGGTGACCGATTAGTGCAGATTCACCAGAAATGGATGGATAATTGGCCATATTCGGATCAAGTAGACTACTTAAATACGCTGGCAGATAAGTATAATTTTAAAGGTGGAATGATAGATAATACTCGCGGAGAATTGGAAGACCGTGGGTTAGATGATAGATGGAGACCTATTTCATTTACTGCAAAGAGCAAAAATACAATGGCTACCGTATTTGCTAAGTATGTGGAACAAGGGTCTTTGAAGCTACTTAAAGATTCAAGACAGCTTGAGCAAATTCTGTGTGTCAATAGGGAATTAAAGGCCCCAGAGGGCCCACAGGGC